ATGATATCTAATGAAATTAAAGAACAGGATATTCAAAATAAAGTTATTAATCATGTTGACGATTTCAAAAGCTTTCGTTTCAATGCTGGCGCTGGCGCGGGTAAAACCTATGCACTGATAGAAACATTAAAATACGTCACTATCAATAAAATCTTAGCCTCAAATAGTCCCCAAAAAGTTGCTTGTATTACCTACACCAATGTAGCAGTAAATGAAATAAAGGCTCGATTAGGTAACTCAGAAGTGGTTAATATTTCAACTATACATGAACTGTTATGGGGCATAATAAAAAAAGCTCAACCTCAACTTCTGATGTGCCATAAAGATAAGATTGTTGAGGCTATAAAAAATAATCGACGAGATCTAAATGATTCTGAAAGAGCTAAATTTTTCATCAGTCTTGAAAATTCAAAAAAACAAGATTTTATACAGTATGCTATGCAGACTAAAGATATTTTTTATCAATCTAAAAATGCTAGCGCTGCGGACTTTAGAAGTGCTTATGTAAATTATGATGAGCTTGATAAGCCATCTTGTTTAAATGATTGCTTGAAAAATGTAGCTAATTTTAAATTCGTTGTTAATCTATTTTATAAAATTCAAAGACTTGAGGATTGTTTAGATAGGATTGTCAATGAAAAAGAAAGTCGTGTTAATTATGATAGTAAGGTAAATATAGATAGGCTTCACTACATGAAGTTCAGTCATGATACTTTGCTTGAGTATGGATTGAAACTAGTCATAACTTACCCAACGCTTTGCCGCATTATTATTGATAGTTATCCTTATTTCTTTATTGATGAATATCAGGATGCAAATAGTAACGTGATTGAGTTTGTAAAAACTCTTCATGACTATGCCACAGAAAACAATAAAAAATGGATGGTGGGTTACTTTGGTGATACTGCTCAGTGCATTTATGAGGATGGTATAGGAAGACGTATAACAGACCTTCATAAAGGACTTCTTGAGATAGATAAAGTCTTTAATCGACGCTCGCACCAACAAATTATTGATGTCGCCAATAATATTCGAGCAGATAAAATAGTTCAAGAGCCTATCTTTCCTGAGCGTAATAAAGGCTCTGTGATTTTATTTCATCATAACTCAGCGGATAAACTGGAAATAGCACAAGAATTCCTTTCTCATTATAAACATGATTTGGTTATAGCCAATGAAGATGATTGCAAGGTTCATTGCTTAGTATTAACCAATCGCCTCATGGCAAGTTTTAATGGATTTGAAGATGTTTATCAAATCTATCAAAATTCAGCAATCTACTATGACAATCTAAACACTCAAGTATTATCTCGACAATTAGAAAAGTTACATCCAACTGTTTTATCTATTTATTATTTTGTGAGACTCTATCAAGATATTCAAAAAAACGTTGCTTCTTACTATAGTATTTTTGGGGATTGTGGAAAAAATGTGAGTTTTTCCGCAGCTAATTTTGTTATCAGGGAGTTGCAAAATAAAGAGATTATATCATTTAATAACTGGATTGAATTAATAATTGACCGTCTTGAAAATAGTGAGTGGAAAGATGTATTAGGTAATTTGTTAATTAATAGGGTTAATTACGACAAAGATAAAGTCACTTCTTCCGAGGAGTTTAGAACTGCGTTTTTTGATAGCGTCAACTATCTAATGAATGGTGTTTCGGAAGATGAGAATATATCTAAAGATAAAGTCGATAGTATATTGGAATTGCCAATGACGTCCTTAATAAATTGGGCTGATTTTATCGCAGGTGCCGAAGTTGATGACATTATCTATCATACATATCATGGAACCAAAGGTGAAGAATATAAAAATGTTGCTATTATTTTAGAACATGATTTTGGTAACAAGGATAGATACAAATTTAAACGCTACTTTAATACCTTGCAACAAGAAAATGAATCACAAGAAAGTTTATTAGTTGATTCTTCATTGGAAGAAAAAAATATTAATACGCAAAATCTACTCTATGTCGCTTGTTCACGAGCAATTAAAAATTTAAGAATATTGTATCTGGATGATATTTCTGAAATAAAAGAAGGTGTTGAGTCTATTTTTGGTCAGAGTAGACCTTGGTCAATAGAGACGGCACACATTGATGTATAATAATTTATCCTGCTTACATAAAAATAAAAGATCTGGATGTAGGCATGGGGAATTGTTATGTCTCATAAATTTCGCTAGTTTAATTCTTTAGGTAATGATTACATATCGATCTCATTTAGCCAAATGAGGAAGAGTTAAAGGGGGTATTTTTAATTCTTATCATCATGTTATGTAAAGACGCTGCCTGCAGCAGCTGATTTTTGTATGTGGCGTTTATACATAGTAGAAGACTCATTGCGCGAACTATTACGCGAACTATTATTGGAGAGTAACCTTCCTCCCGTTAACGTGAACTCTAGGCGGACTGTCAGATTTAATCGCGCCCCAGAGTTGATGCCGTCAGATTAATTCGCGGTTAATGCAGATTATTTTATTTGATAACGCAATTTTGCGTTATGCCTTGTCTTTTGGGGTGGGCTTAATCATAACATATTGATTTTATGTGGTTATATTATTGTCATTATTCGGTGCACATAGTTAACATTTAGGTGTGTCCCTGAGTAAATTATCTGACATAACAGCATTTAGACACTCAAAATTTCAAGTGATAGTTATTCTGGTACACTTTCCCCCAATACCCTTACAGATAAAAATCCACTCAGAGTCGTGCTTACTCGCTCAAATTTCACGGCTGGGAATTTCTACGTGCATTCAACCCAAAAAGCGACCGAAAAAGTACTTACAGAGTTGGCGTTATGTTGACGTTATTTTCTGGCTGGCTGGCTGGCTGGCTGGCTGGCTTAGTGGTTGGTGTTATCTATTTGATTATTATTTATTTTTTAATATGTTATTCACTTCAAACTAACGTCAACTTATTCTTATAGAACGATTAATTTTTATAAGTACTTTTTCTCAAAATTTGATTTTTACGGATGGAAGCCCGTCAATGGAAAGTCATTTTTTTCTAAGACTTTGATCTTTCGTTGACGGTGTTAGTGGGGACTTCGGTCATCGAGCGCGAGGCGCTCTGGCGTCGTCTCTTCTTTCTTGTCTGATGGGCGGCGATACTTCATACGCCAATACTTAGAACCGATTTGGGATACTTCAAGATAAAGACCACCGCCATCAGACAGCCTATAAGCTTTGTCTCGTGGCTTGGCTGTTTTGCACTGACGATCTGTCAATCTGTTGAGGGTGTTTTCAGTCATATTGGAGGCACATATACAATCGAACCAACAATGCCCCAAATTATGCCCCATAGACTTACTTGATTTCAATAGACGGTAATGGACGTTAGGATAGAAAAATGTCTTTGTTTTTAGATGCTTGAAGGGGGGGGTAAACGATAGTAGACGTTGGTGTACGGCGAGATGGTGTCCCCTGCAGGAATCGAACCTGCAACTAGCCCTTAGGAGGGGCTCGTTATATCCATTTAACTAAGAGGACATTTGGCGATGTTGATTTGAACTGTTCGCCTGTTTTTCTATGTTACCGTGTTTTCTGCTTTTGCATCAAGTACAACGTTCTAAAAGATGCTTCAATGTTTTTGATTGTTTATCTTGTTTTTTGCTTCGTTCACTTGCCATTGCGTACACATTGAGTACAGAATGCCAATAAATGGTGTGTACAGGATACTTATTGTGGCCCTCAGCGATACAAAACTAAGAAGCATTCACGGTAAGCCATACATCGGTACCCCTGAAATCACTGACGGGGACGGACTTAGCGCTAGAATTACTCCCACAGGCACTATCGCATTTCAATACCGTTTCCGATGGAATGGGAAGCCAGTACGCCTAACGGTTGGCAGGTACCCTGCAGTCTCGCTGAAAGATGCCCGTGTAATCGTTGGGGAGATGCGAGCATTGTACATGAAGGGGATACACCCAAAGAATTATTTTGCTCGCATTGATGGTGAACTGACTCTGAAAGAATGCCTCGATGAGTGGTGGGATAAATATGTATCAAATCTCAAGCCCAACACTAAGACGCTTTATCGTTCGGTCGTGTACAACACCATGTACACAGAATTTGAAGACATGCCGGTCGCGAACATCCCTGTTTCATTGTGGGTAAGGTTCTTTGACAAGCAGGAACAGTTAAACAGTAAAAAAGCCCGCGTGCTTCTGGTGCAACTCAGATCAGTCATAAACTGGTGCATTAGCCGCCAGCTAATCCCATCATGTGAATTGTCTAGGTTAAGCGTTAAAAACATCGGTAAAAAACCAGACGTGGGTAGTCGGGTTCTGACGTATAGCGAGTTAGCAAAAGTATGGTTAGCTCTTGAGAACTCGAAAATATTTACATCCAATAAAGTGTTGCATCAGCTGTTGTTGCTATGGGGGGCGAGGCTTTCAGAGCTTCGTTTGGCTACTGCTGATGAGTTCAACATGGAAGATTTGATCTGGACTACGCCATCCGCTCACTCAAAAATGGGAAATGTCATTAGGCGCCCTGTATTCGATCAAGCAAAACCATATATAGAACGATTGCTTAACACAGGCAACGCTGTCCTATTTCCCGGTCAGGAACTGGATAAACCCATCGATAGATCTTCTGCGAACTTATACATGAAGAAACTACGGGAAAAAATCGATATTCCTGAGTGGCGTACTCATGATTTTCGCCGTTCACTTGTAACTAACCTTTCAGGTGAGGGGATCATGCCCCATGTTTTGGAAAAGATGCTGGGGCATGAGTTGGGCGGTGTTATGGCCGTTTATAATAAGCACGATTGGCTTGATGAACAGAAAACGGCCTATGAGTTGTATGCAGATAAAATTATGTGGCACGTTAAACAGCTCGGTTAACGCCACCTTCTGCTATCCACTTTTCAACCGCTGCGCGGCTATATTGTGATGGGTGAGTGAGCACCGGTGATGGGAAACCGTATTTTGTTCTTAACCTCCATACAGCCGTCCTTTTTTTATTAATTCTCTCGAATACTTCTTCTTCACTCATAAAGTCATTGCTCATAATTACTCTCCACACGTTGTCTTACTACAATTATTCCAGCGCTTTGTTGATTGATGAGTTCCTGCATTAACTCCGTCTATGCGCTTATGCAGCATTCACTACAGTGGCTAAATAGTTCTTAGCGATCGACATTTGTTCGGCATCATTCATCGCGTCATGAAGCGCGTTGTGCTTAATCATTTGAAAATACGGCTGGTGGTCAGGCACATAGCCTTTTTTACTCCCAGTGAGTGCATCGATGTACGTCCGAACGTCGCGCTTGCCGTTATACTTCCACGGGCATTCAATGCGACAGGAACGGTATGCACTTTCTAGAATGGAGCCATCAAAGTCGGTACCACGAAAGTAAATCGTGGCGCCAGTATGTTGAGCAATCCAACTATTCAGATTAAGCAGCTGGTCAGCTAACGATTCACGATCGCCGGATAATGTTTCCTGCGCTTCCTGGTTCTGATTTCTCCACCAGTGCTGTGTATCTTTCGAAACAGAGCGCCCAAGCATCAGCTGGTCGTTAGCATCAAGCAGACAGTAGAACGCATTAGCTGAATAGTCAGAAAGCTCAGGCTCACGGCTTACAGCCAGTATAGATTCGCGAGTACCTTCCAGATCTGTCACATCAAAAGCAAAAGCGCCAATGGAAAGGATGAGAGCAGAAGGGCGCACATCCATAGTTTCGGTATCGATCACGATAGTGTTAATCATATTATTCACCCTCACAATTTATGCAGCTCGTATCGTCACCCGCATCGCATTGGTCACATTTCTCCATCCCGCAATGTGGGCAGTCTTTTGTATAGGTTGGCGCTTCGTTGCCGCAGCTCGAACATTCTTCTATTTCTGGTGCTTGAAGAGTTGGGTTATCCATTGTTCTGCTCCTGTGCTGTTGGCGCTTTAACGAAACACATCCAATGTGTATTTACGCGCTTTCCGACTGGGTAGCCCTTCTCTCTGTAGTTTGTAGCGCTCACTAAACCTCATTTATAAGGGTAAAGAACACTAGGCTGAACATGATTTGTGTTTACGATATGAATGATATTCACAAAATGTGTTTACCAAGTCAAACACAAAATGTGTTTATTTTGTATGTTTAGCAAATATGATGCAATTTGAAGGGAAGAAAGATGTGTAAAACCCCAAATTCCTATGAGGAAATTGAGGTTTTATGGGCTAAACAAGTCTCAGTTTTGTCTCGATCGCGACGCCGATGATTTTGCAATTCCCGTTGATTGGAATTAATGGGTATGAGGGATTAAGCCCTTTAAGATATTTTTGGCCAGCATCGATGATAAGGCGTTTGAAGGTTGCTTCATTTGCATCAGTCAACTTAGCGACAACGAGACTATGGTTAATGGGTTCGCGCCCAGTATCGACCAGCACCAAAGTGCCTTCGGGTATACTCAAGCCTGTGGGTGCAGTCATCGAGTCACCTTGAACACGAAGCCAGAAGCCTGTACCAGCTATCTTCGCGTCTGATTCAAACCACTCATCTATTTGGTCAATTGTGTAAGGTTCGCAGGCCTCTGCCCATGCGCCTGCACTTACCCAGCTAATGACTGGGTAGAGATTCCCTCTCTCATATGGCCTAGGATTTGAGACATTGCTAAATCCGGTATCTCCAAATAAGAGCTCAGCAGCACTAACGTCTAAGGCTTTAGCGATTATGACAGCATCATCAGCGCTGATACTACGAGTGCCTAGCTCATAATTGCCTATGCGTGATTGTGATTTCCATCCGCAAAGCTCTGCTAGAGCCTTTTGAGATAGACCCTTTCTTTCCCTCAAATTCTTGAGGCGTTTTGCGATTTCTTCATTTGTGTTCATAGAACTCTATTTATCACATAGCGTGTTAAATGGCTTTCCACGTTTTGTGTTTGCATGATAAACACAAAACGTGTTTAATGGCAGTATTCATACTCACGAAGGATTGACAATGAACAACATTGCATCAGAACGAAAAAAGCTGGGCGTTTCACAAACAACTTTTGCGGCTAAGTGTGGCTGGTCACAGTCTCGGGTGGCTAATTACGAATCTGGGATAAGAGCTCCAGATCTTGAGTCGTGCCGAAAAATTGTAATGGCTTTTAACCAACTGGGCTGCGTGGTCACTTTAGACGGGTTGTTTCCACCTAAGAATCATAAGTAACCAGACCAAAAGTAAAACCACAAAAAAAGGACCAACACTGTGGACAACAAGAACTTTCCAGTCCCTGCAGATGTGACAGCAGCAATGCATAAGCTGATCACATCAACACCGGGTGGGTATGAAGCGATGGCGCAACAGCTATCACATGACGGTACTCATAACGCACTGAGTAACCGCGTTCGCCAGATCGGTGGGCAAATGGTGCCGTTCGGGATGGCCATTCAGATGGAGGCCTTTTCCGGTCGTACGGATATCACCGAGGCTATGTGTAAGCGTGCTGGTGGTGTGTTCGTGAAACTGCCTGATGTGGATCAGGTCGGGAATGAAGAGCTGCTGCACAAGTTTAACGATCTGCTTGCGGCGCTGGGTGATTTTAGCCGAGCTCATAACGAGTTTACTCACGATGGTGTACTTGACGGAGAGGAAAGCAGACGCCTACGAGCAAAGGGATACAGAGCACAGTCTTTGATTGCAGAGATTTGGGTTATTTCAGAGATGTTGTGGGGAGAGGGTGACGCCAAGAGTATGCAGCTCTTGGCGTCGGGTGCGAAACATTCTTGTGTGGAGAAATAATCGCGTGAGCAATTTAACAGTAAATACTCAGGTGCCGCAACTGCGTTGCTTACCAGCCACAAACGTCCGGCCACCAGCGCCATTGCGGTATGAACGAAGAATAGCAAACCGCTGGGTGCCATGTAACCACAGAAGGGCGGTGGCCATTGTGGGTGTTATAGCAAGAAAGCGGAGGACGTCATGACACACGGAATTGCTTCTCTTGATCGCTTCTATCGCGACAGGAAAGGGACTGTTGTCCACGTTATTCGTTACGACCGGATTAACCAGAAAGTGATTTATCGCCGTCAGGGCTATGACTTTGAGTGTGCATCGCCGCTCATTCTCTTTCGCTCTCGTTTTGAAAGGATCGACGTATGAGCAACAAGCTATCAGGTTACGTCTGGGACGGTTGCGCAGCCGCGGGGTTAAAACTCTCCGAGGTGGCGATCATGGCTCGTTTGGCAGATTTCAGCAGTGATGAGGGTAAAAGCTGGCCCTCAGTGACCACCATTGCTCGCCAGATTGGCGCGGGTGAAAGCACCGTACGTACAGCGCTGGGGAAACTGGAGCGAGAAGGGTGGATTAGCCGCCAACAACGTCGCGCAGGTAACCGGAACGCCAGCAATATTTACCAGCTCAATGTTGAGAAACTTCGCCTAGCTGCTCATGCGTCAGAATCTGACCCGTCAAAATCTGACGCCTCAAAATTTGACGGGTCAAAATCCGACGCGTCGAAATCCAGCAAAAAGGGCGGTTTTCACCCGTCAGAATCTGGGGGCGATCCATCAGTAACATCAAAACCTGAACCATCAAGTATTAAAACCTTTTGTCAGCCTCCGGCCGACCCTGAGGTGGAAATTACCGATCAGGCCATTCAGGTACTCAAACACCTGAACCAAGTAACCGCATCTCGGTACCATAATTGCAAATCGTCACTCGAGAATATCCGTGGTCGACTGCGTGAAGGGTTCACCACTGACGAGCTGGTGTTGGTTGTGGATTTCAGCGTCGAGCGTTGGGCCAGTAATCCTGATTTCTCAGCGAACCTGAATCCGGTGACGCTGTTTCGCCCAGCAAAATTCCCCGCATATCTCAGTTCGGCGACCAAATGGGGGGCTGCTGGTCGACTGCCAAGATCTCAGTGGCCTATAGGCACGCAAACAAAACAGCCAGCAAGCTACGTCAATATGGATTTCTCTAAGCAGGAATATTCAGCGCCAACCACTGGCTGGAGAACATGATCATGAAAATTAAAACCATGCCAGTAATTCGCCGCCACCGTCCTGCACTGGTTCAACTCCATCAGGAAAGAGCCAAACGTTGTGAAGCATCAAAACAGTGGCGCCGCGCTGAATATGAATGGTCCCGAGTCATTGAGAACTGCGGTACCGAAGAAGATATGGAACACGCCGTAGCGAGCAGAACGGCATGTGCTCGGATGTGCCAGCCATCAGGCTCTGCAGATCCACGTATGGACTATGAATCTGTTGTTCGTTTGGAGGTATTGGGATGAGCGCTAAATATCAAGTCATCTATGCTGATCCACCTTGGCAGTATGGCAACAAATCCAGCCGTGGCGCTGCGTCTAACCATTATTCGACAATGACCCTTGATGAGCTAAAACGCATTCCAGTTTGGGATCTCGCTGCTGATAACGCTGTTTTAGCTATGTGGTACACAGGTACTCATGACGCACAGGCTAGAGAGCTGGCGAGCGCGTGGGGTTTTAATGTTCGCCAGATGTTTCTGTTTACATGGGTAAAGCTGAACGAGAGAGCGCAACGCACTGTCGAGGAGTCGCTCACTAATGGTTCAATCGTTGATTTCTGGGACTTCTATGAACTGCTTAATCAAATAACCCGAATGAACCCCGGCAATTATAGCCGTGGAAATCAGGAGAGTTGTCTGATCGCCGTTCGAGGCAAAGGACTTGAGCGCAGTGATGCCGCCATTAAGCAGGTTATCTATTCCCCATTAGGTGAGCACTCTGCAAAGCCGGGTGAGGCTAGATACCGTCTTGAAAAGCTTTATGGGGATGTGAAACGTATCGAGCTATTTGCGCGAAAGCAGGTTGATGGCTGGGATTCATGGGGTAATGAGTGCTCGCAATCCGTTGAGTTAGTTCCGGGGCGGGTCGAGGTGACCACATGCGCATGATACTCACTGCATTCCCGCAAACCGACGCTGGCATAGTTTTGCTTAAGCCGGGGCAGCTGACGCGCAAATTCCATAAAGGCCAGCGACTCATGATCACAGAGGTGCCAAAAGAGTTTGATAAGTTGCCAGCCGGTGAGCTGCCTGCGGCAAATCAGAATCTGGCTAACGATATGGCTTTGCGTCCGTTTTTTTCACATAACGAAGTGATTAAAGCTGCTGGATCTGAGCGTGCGCTCGAAATATGGGTAGACAACATCAAAACCTGTCAGTGGAAGCGCAGCTATCACAATCGAAACATGAATACGGTATCGCATAAAAACGGTGCCGTTCGTCTGTGCTGGAGCTGCGACAACCTCCACCACGATCAGTTTCACCCCGCGTTGGGCGACATTGCCGAAACCAACCGAGCAGAATGGCTAGTGGACTCGGTGCGCGGTTCGCTCGGCTTTAACGAAGGCCACCAACTTACATTACCCGAGCTTTGCTGGTGGGCTGTGCTCAATCATCTTACTGAATATCTACCTAGCGCCATTGATTACCGCGTCACAAAGACGCCTGAGCCACCAGCTTTTGTCGGGGGCGTTATGAAAGAGGCAGACATAAATCCGTGGTCAACAAACCCAGCGAAGGTCATTGCTGATAACGTCGAGCTAGTGAAGCCGATAATCAAACTTATAGGGGATGAAGCACCACCGGCCAGCTTTATGTTGAAACCTAAGTTACAGCGATGGGAGTGTGAGAAGTACACGCGGTGGGTAAAAACGCAAAAGTGCTGCGGTTGCAGTAAACCAGCTGACGATCCGCATCATGTGATTAACCATGGCTTGGGTGGCATGGGAACCAAAGCGCATGACATGTTCGTGTTGCCGCTATGCAGGCGGTGCCATGACGAGCTGCACAAGGACGTTGCAGGGTGGGAGCAAAAACACGGGGATCAGCGATTCCTATTAATTGAATTTTTAAATTACGCCATGGGTATTGGTGCAATTTTCAAAGCGTAACGTGTGGGGAGCGCTGAGTAATGAATTTACAGCATTTAGAGTATGTAAGAAGTTGCGTTTCGCTGGCACTTGCAAACATTGTCGGAGCAACGAAAGGCCAGCTTGATGCGTTTCAGGGAGCGGCATTGGTCAACACGTCTCGTTATCCACGTAAGTCGGTGCGCGAAGTTGGTGGGCAGGTTCGCATTGCTGATCCGGTTAAGTGTGCAGAAACTCGAGGCGGTAAGGATGTAAGACCACCGATTGAAGACATTGTGTTCTGTCTTAGTTCGTGGCGCCGGGCAATATCTACACTTGATGGCCACCAGCTTGGATGGATTCGGTATTGCTATGCACATGATCTGAACTATGATTACCAAATACTGATCACCAAGAATGTATGGGAAGAGTTCAAAAAGACGTTAGTAGGTAAGCGGATCACAAAAAAAGTTACAGCTCGTCTAGCTAATTTAGTCTGGCTTGCAGTACAACAGCACGCGTACAACGATAGAAGTGCGTATTCACAAAAAGAATTATCTGAATTGCTTGGTGTTAAAAGTTCAACATGGTCTGAGGTGTATCAACAGCATTGGCATAATTTAACAAAGATAATTGTTTTTTATGATCTTAGTATTCTTGCATTAATAGATAAAAAAAGAGGAGTAATGCATGAGTATAAGGAATAGGTTGTTGTTGCTAGTTATTAATGATTGTACTACTTTATTATTCAAATCATTAATCCTAGTTTTATTACGTATATCTTAAGAATGTTCCTAAGGAATTTGTTATGTTGTTGGTGAAAAGTTATAAAAAAGGGGTGTTAATTATCACTTCATTAACAACGATAATTCTTTTTGTGGTTTTATTTAAAAGCTACCAAGATTTAAAAAGTTATATGACATATATAGTTGATAATGGTCGTTCAGCTATTTTTTTTGAAGAATATATTAATAAGAAAATAGCCTTAAATCTAATTAATTCATTCTCTATCGACAGATATGACTCAGGGCTTGCTGGTGCTCGTTATGACGATATTTGCGATAAGGTTGATGAGGTGGATGGTGTTCGTGGGCTAAATCTAACGACTAGAAGCACAAAAAAACTAACAGGAACACTGCAGACTAGAAATAAATTTTGCAATGATTGGGCTAGAGATGTTAAGTACTTATCTAGTTTTAATGATGAAAATAACTACTCGGAACGTTATAGTTTCTCAAACTTTCAATGGAAAATAAAAGATAGCAATAGGTATTATATAGATTTTGAAAATGAATACATATATATAAATCATTTGGTAGATACTTCTAAGTATATTTTTGATCATTGGATTGGGTTATATCCTGGGGCTATGAATAGTGGTTTCTTAAATATTGGGTTAGATAGTGATGCAGTTGAGGATTTAAATTCTGGGAAAAGTGTAACCTCTCATATATATAAGGACTCATACACTCTAAAAAAAATAATTAGCATGATAACTCCTATTTTTTATGATGGTAAATTAAAAGGAGTTGTAATCAGTGATATTGATTTGAAAGATTTAAGGAAATCATTTTATACTGCAGATAGACCATTGCTGTGGCGTTATCTAAATATAACGGTAATAGATCGACAAACTGGAGCTAGGATTATTTTCAATAAAATAAGTCATCCTCTTTTGGTTTTTATTAAATATACTGAAGATATTACTGTTTATTACTCGGTTAGACTAAAGTTAGATGCGCAATATTTCATTATTAGCAATATTTTTGTTTTTTTGATATATATAATTATTACGTTTTCATCTTGCAGATATTTAAAGTATCAATTGTCTAAAAATCATTATCTTTCTTTAGAGAATGTAACTGATTCAATGACTGGCTTGTATAATAGAAAAAAACTGTCTTCAGAATTAGAAGAGAAGATTGCGTCATTGATGAGTCGTAGAGTGCCAGTAACTATTGGTGCTATTGATTGTGATAAGTTGAAAATAATAAATGATACGCTTGGGCATCATGCCGGAGATAGGGCCATTATATCTATCGGAAATGCAATATTATGTTCAATCAGGGAAAGTGATTACGGTATTAGACTTGGCGGTGATGAGTTTATTATAATTCTCATAGACTGCAATCTAGAGAATGCACTTAATATTATCGCTTCAATCAAGCAACGATTGAGAGACTTTGATGAGGACGGTATTGTTAGCTTTTCTTTCGGCTGCTATCAAATGGTGTCTGGTGATTCATTGGCAAGTGCCCAAATTGCTGCTGACGAATTGCTCTATGAACATAAAAAAAATAAGCAAGATGCAGATTGATTTGCAAACCCGAACTAAATGAGCTATTTTTAACGCTAATTTGGTATGTTGCCAAATTTGCATATAAACCCGCCTAGAGCGGGTTTTTTCGTATCTGCAAGGTGATGCATTGAAATACGAAGGTGGTTAACCCGCGCTCTCTATATGCCGCAGTTATGATGTGCCCCAGAATCATCACTCGATGAGAGCCAGATGCACTGCAAAGGTGCTACACAGCTGGTTAGGGGGTAATAGGAAAAAGGTGTGCCGATGCTCCAAGCTGATTGCCAATAGCTATCGGTAGTGGTGAGGGATTCATGAGATACCCCAATAATGTCTCAAGGACATGAGCGTGGCCACTACGGTTAGAGGCAAAGATTTTTAAGGGCATGTATAGATGTGGCCTTTGATATATGCAGTACGGATAAGTCTGAGTTCGAAAAAGTGGCTTTTTGTGAATTCAATTTTCAGCACAACTAACATGAGTTCGTCTACTCTGTATGTGGGTCAATTACTTACAGAGAAATGGGATGGAACTACTGCTTAACGATGCTGTATATGATTTGTGGGTTAGGGCTACATGTTTTGCTGACGATGACTTGATTGATGAGGCTGACATCGTTGATTATGTTTTTGATAATCGACCGAAAAGGTATCCCTGTGTTGCCTACTTGGGACCAGTGCAGAGCCCTACGGAATCATTCAACATTCAGTTCATCTACGGTGAACAGATAACAGAATGGGCTAAGAGATTCTCTATGTAATGTCATAACTTATTTTGAGAGGCTACTTGAGGGACTCTTTTTCATGTTTAGCGGATAACTAGCACTCGAAAGTTGTAGTATCATTGTAATTGGGATAATTACTCTGCGTTATCAACTTTGATGTAGGTAGCTTACAGAGATGTTTCATCGCAAGAGTAGCCACCATCAATGACGTGTTCGACTAGGGGGAAACTGATTGTGAATGCGCTACAAAGGTCTTCTTAACTTTCCTTACGATTAATTTGAGTGCAGCTGTTTTTAGGTTTGTGTTGAACACTTAACTCTAGTAGACGATATTATGTATAGGTTATTTTAATATTTAGTTTATCCGTGTCGTATATACATTATCGTATGACAATCAAGTCTTAATACAGTCGATGGGGCGTCACTGAATCAAGTTGCTTGTAGTCACACTAGGTAGCCACAGTTAATACTGTGGCTTTTTTATATCTGGCGCCCAGCCGAAGCTATCTGTCACCAAAAAATTGCTGAGAGTTGTTACTGCTGGGTGCTGATTATTTTTTCAATAGTCTTTGAATTCTTCTTTGCTTCCATTGGGAAGTCCAATTTCGTAATAAAAAAATCCGAACACCTTTAACTAAAATGAATGCGGACCATATGACCACAGGCCATATAAACCAGAATGTTGTATGTGGAGTAACGAGATTTATAACCACTAACACTCCACAGATGATCAGTGCTGAAACAAGTGAGCGGAAAAATTTTTGTTCGTCCTCAACTCGTTCTCTAGCTGCATTGATTTTATCATCTGCAGCTTGGCCTGTTTCAGTCAACGGCTGGGATTCATTTGCTAGTTCAGAAACATTAATTTCAAAAGCTGCAGCGAGTGCACTGAGTGTCTCTAGGCTTGCATTATCGCCATTTTCCAATCGCTGAATAGTCCTAACGCTTAATGCGCAGATTTCCGCTAACTGTTCTTGAGACCATCCGCGAGCAAGACGGAACCTTTTAATGCTGTTAGTCATTTTAGCCACCATGATTGTTTTAAACACATATCTAGTTTGACCAGTATTGTTCTTTTTAACACGACTTTGGCCTGACACCCACCTGACAACGACCCGACAGCGCTGATTTAATACTTGGCTAAGTTGTTATCGTGCTGGTGGGGATAGCGCTCTTTTTCTAAAAAAACCTCGCTAGTGGAGGTGAAGGATGAAATGAATGTACACACGTACTGCCGATAACACCTTGCTCGCCGGTGGGCTTTCGTCATGGCTATTCAGCCTGATTAATTACCTCTCACCCAACGAGTGGATGGTGGTCGGCATCATCGTTGGCATTTTTTGCACTCTAGCTGGCCTTATTTCAGGGATTTATTTCCGCTGCCGTCGTGAGCGCTTATTACGTGAATGGATTCAAAGCCGTCAGGTGATAGCTGCTGCTCCGGTGAATGAAGAGCTAGAAATGCTGGAGCGTGATTGATGGGGACTAAAACCAAACTTAGCGCTGCAGTTCTGGCATTAGTTCTCGGTGGGGCCACAGCAGATAAAATCCTCGATCAGTTTCTGGATGAAAAAGAGGGCGTTCGTACTATTGCTTACCAAGATGGAGGGCAAAGGATCTGGACGATATGCCGAGGCTTAACGCGCATTGAAGGCAAGCCAGTTACTCGAGGGATGAAACTTTCATACAGCGAATGCAAACGCTACGACGCGATAGAGCGTGATAAAGCCATCGCATGGGTTAAGCGTAATGTAACAGTGCCACTATCCGAGCCAGCCATCGCGGGTATCGCTTCTTTTTGTCCTTACAACATCGGCCCCAGTAAATGCTTCCCTTCAACGTTTTATAAGCGGCTCAATGCTGGCGATCGAAAAGGCGCTTGTGCTGAGATAAAGCGCTGGATATTTGACGGTGGCAAAGATTGCCGGGTTAAAGCAAATAATTGCGCGGGACAGCCTGTGCGAAGAGATCAAGAATCGGAGCTTACCTGTTGGGGAATTGACCAATGAATATCAATTTCAGTTGGCGAATGATGGCAATAGGTCTGTTGCTTGTGGCGTTGGTCGCTGCGGGGAAAATAGCGAGCCATTATCGCGATAAATACCATCAGATTGATAAAGACCGCATTGCTGCTGAACAGTTAGCCCGTGAACGCCAATCCACCATTAATGATATGGCTCACCGTCAGCAGCTTAATGCGGCTTTGGACGCGAAGTATATGCAGGAGTTAGTAAATGCTAAGTCACAAATTGAAACTCTTCGTGTTGACCTTAACACTGGTGCTAAGCGGCTGCGCATCGCGGCCAGTTGTCCAAAACTGCCAGAAACCACCGCCGCCACCGGCAAGCCTGATGCAACCGGCCCCCGACTTAATGACTCCGCTGAACGGGATTATCTCAGTCTCGTCGAACGGATCAGACAATCCGAAACAATGATCAATGGGTTGCAAGATTACGTTAGAACGCAGTGCATGGACGGAAAGAAATGAACTACTAGTTGGTAGATAATAAGCATAAATACATGCATTGAAGGTGTTTTCATTAATTCGATGAAATTACTCATAAAGTTACTCCTACATGAGGAGGAGCGGAATTGCTTCTCCTATTGCAGTGGTTAAGTAACTTCACGACGAATGGGTCTCTTATAAGAGACTTTCCTGAGCCTCACTTCGGTGGGGCTTTTTTATATCTGCATTTCAACGCGCACCGCAGCGCAAATAACTACATCGAACCCACCCTTTGAAATGAGCCTTTGAGGGAGTCAGTTAGTGCTGGCGAGCCTCGATGGACTGATTTCCTATGCGGCAAAGGTTCATCTCAAAGTAAGGCAAACGCTATGAACAATTTACAGGTCATCCCTGATTTTGAATTTCGTCAGCTAGTATCGACGGCTGAAGGTGAGCCAGTGACTGACACATTCCAGATTGCAAAGGCATTTGGCAAAAGACACCAACACGTTATTCGCGCACTGGAAAATCTTCACTGCACGGCTGATTTCACGAAGGCCCACTTTTGGGTTGTCGAGAAAATCAATGAGTTAGGGATATTTGATAAGAAGCAAAAGTATTACCGCATGGACTTCAGTGGCTTCGTTATGTTGGTCATGGGGTTTAATGGAGCAAAAGCCGATTCTGTTAAAGAGGCATATATCAATGCCTTCAACTGGATGACTAATGAACTCAGAAAATACAGCGAAAGTTATGAGGCAGAGCGTAACGCCGTCATGCTCGAATATATGAAAGAGAAAGATGTGGCCAGCATGTCTGGGCGATTACTGAACCGTTGGGGACGAGTAAAAAAGCCATCATTGCTGGCAAAGATTGAGCGTATTAACCAAATGGGACAAATAAATATTCCCGGTCTGCACCATAAGCAATAGTAATTCTATAGAGGCTGACCGTGCTTATAGCGCAGGGCAGGTCTGTAAGCGTATCTATGATGCCGTCGCAAAAGTGAAGCCATAGCAAACCGCTATGGCATACCAGACTCTTTTCACGGAAACTTTTCGATATGGTTGCTGTATATATGTGAAAAACAGAGAGTTAGTGTGACTCTAAAGTTTAATCAGATGTGGTTACACTCTGAAATTTTGAAAAGGGTTCCACAGCATGGACAGACTAATACAGAGTCTTTGCGAAGTTTAGCCGAGCTTTGCTGAGTAGACCGTGAACAGTGAGGGCAGGATACAGAAACTGTTCGTGAGATGAGCGATTTAATACCTCTGAGGTATGACATAGTGCTATTTCTCCTACGGCATGAGCTGTCACTATACGGTATTGGCTAAAAAATAGCCTGTTATTAATGCAGTTATCGTAGATAGAGATGAAAGGCGCTATCGGTAATTATCGATCAGGCCAACAATCAGTTAGCTGAAATAGAGAGGTTAGGGACGTGATACGCTGGAAAATCAGGGGCAGCAGCGCTGACATTGTGAGCCCGTCGCTATTCCATTGGCTTTTTTCCATTGCTCAATTTCATCAATAGAGTCTGCATATATTTTCGTGTAACCGGTCCCTGTATGGGGCGTATACTTTTTATTGGTCATATAGGCGCACGTTGCCTTATGGATTTTAATAAACGGTTCATAGCTGTGTGAGCCATAGTTCAGCACGAATCCGTTAGGGTTTTGCTTGAGCAACAGTAGAAAGTTAGCATCGTCGTATTTATCTTTGTTAAACACTTGCAGTTTCATGTGGTTCTCGCTCATTTTCTTGAAGTTTATGCATACATTATAGCAGGTATTCGATGAGTGCCTGTGATAATGCCAACCCGTTAGAGGAAAGTCGAAATGACTCAAGATGAAGTGACAATATTAATGCTCAAAGGGCTGATTGCTTCATTGCCTGAAGAGATGCAGCAGAATGTACAGACCTGCCGTGAGTCTCTTCAAGAGCTATTGAGTCACTATCCTGATGGTGAGGCGGTGATAGCTCTAGGACTGACCGTAGCAGAAATACCGAAATCATGACAAATGCGAATAGCTCCTATTTTCACGGGTCCTTTCTGAGTTTTGAAACACCGAGGGGGCGCTGACACGCGGGAAACGGCTAGTTTTTCGCATTTTATTGGCATCATCATCATCCGTTTATCTTTCTGTTTTCTTTGAGATTTCATTTTCAAAGATGTCGAATCGCTTATTTAGTGTTCACCATCATGGATAAAGAGCTCGAATCTGTCCGCCTGAATATTAATCAGCTTGCGGCAATCACTGGCATGCATCGACAAACGGTCGCCAGTCGGTTGAAAAATGTGGAACCGGCACCCGGCAGTAACGCAAAACTCAAGCTCTATACGTTGACGGCGATCCTCACTGAGCTGGTGCAAACCGGCGAAACGGTCGAGGTCGATAAAATGTTGCCTCCCGATCGTAAAGCGTGGTTTCAGTCCGAACGTGAGCGCCTCAAGTTTCAGCAAGAAACCCATGAGCTCATCCCCGCTGAAGAGGTGACGCGTGAATTTTCAGCGATGGCCAAAGCGATGGTGCAGGTGCTCGAAACACTCCCCGACATTCTTGAACGTGACTGCGCTTTGTCGCCGGTCGCGGTCGAGCGTGTCCAATGCATTATTGATGACCTACGGGATCAGATTGCGCAAAAGGTCATAGAGGCAGATACGCCAAGTGAGGAGGACATGCCCGAGGAGGATTAATGGTTTCACAGGCATCCGCTGCTAGCACTCGCCGCAATATGGCGGGAATTATTCAGGCCCCGAGGCGCATGCCGGTAGCCAGTGCCGTGGAACAATATATGCGCGTCCCTAAAGGCGCGGGTAACTCGGTGAAGTGGGACCCGTCGGTTGCGCCGTATGTGTTGGAGCCGATGAACTGTTTAGCATCACGCGAATATGATGCAGTGGTGTTTGTGGGGCCTGCGCGTACCGGTAAGACTATCGGCCTTATCGACGGCTGGGTGGTGTACAACATTATCTGTGATCCTTCAGATATGTTGATCGTGCAAATGACCGAGGAGAAAGCACGCGAGCATTCGAAAAAGCGTCTTTCTCGCACGTTTCGCATGAGCCCTGATGTGGCTGAACGATTAAGTCCGCGACGTAATGACAACAACGTTCACGATATGACGTTTTTGGCTGGCAATTATTTAAAGATAGGCTGGCCGTCCATCAACATCATGTCATCGTCAGACTATAAATGTGTTGCGCTGACCGATTATGACCGCTTCCCTGAGGATATCGACGGGGAGGGGGATGCCTTCACGCTGGCCTCAAAACGTACCACGACCTTTATGTCGTCGGGCATGACGCTGGTGGAGAGCTCACCGGGGCGCGATATTCGCAACACCAAATGGCGCAGAACGTCACCCCATGAGGCGCCGCCAACAACCGGCATACTGTCTCTTTATAACCGCGGTGATCGTCGTCGCTGGTACTGGCCCTGTCCACATTGCGGCGAGTATTTCCAGCCGTCGATGGAATCCATGACCGGCTACCGTGATGAAGCCGATCCGGTAAAAGCCAGTGAAGCGGCGCATGTTGAATGTCCCCATTGCCATCAAGCGATTGCTGCACACCAAAAGCGTGAGCTTAACCAGTGCGGGATTTGGCTGCGCGAAGGTCAGAGCATAGATCGTGATGGTGTGATTACCGGTGAAGCTCGGCGCTCGCGCATCGCTTCTTTCTGGATGGAAGGTCCCGCTGCTGCTTATCAGACGTGGGCGCAGCTGGTGTACAAACTCCTGACCGCTGAGATGGAGTTCGAGGCCACCGGCAGCGAAGAAACTTTGAAGGCCGTTATCAATACCGACTGGGGATTGCCTTACTTACCGCGTGCCGCCAGTGAACAACGCCGAAGCGATGAGTTAATGGCGCGAATAGAGGATTACGGTAAACGGCGAGTACCGCCAAAAGTACGTTTTCTCATGGCGGCCGTTGACGTTCAGGGTGGTAAAAATCGCCGCTTTGTCGTGCAGGTCGTCGGCTATGGGGAGAACGGCGAACGGTGGACGATAGACCGTTACAACATCAAACAGTCCATGCGCTGTGATGAAAACGGCGAATCGTTGCAGGTGCATCCCGGCGCGTTTCCCGAGGATTGGGATTTGCTGCTCACCGATGTTTTGCAAAAAACCTATGCACTGGCTGACGGCTCTGGCAAGCGTATGCCCGTGTTGGCGATGGCTGTAGACAGCGGCGGTGAAGACGGTGTAACCGATAATGCCTATAAATTCTGGCGCAGGTGTCGTCAAGACGGCGTGCATAAACGGGTGTATTTGGTGAAAGGGGACAGTACCCGTCGCCAAAAATCCGTGACCAAAACTTACCCTAACAATACCGAGCGAAGCGATCGCCGTGCAGATGCACGCGGTGACGTGCCGGTCTATCTGCTGCAAACCGATATTTTCAAAGATCAGTTGAGTAACGCGATGGCGCGTGATGTGCCGGGCGCGGGGTTTATCCATTTCCCCAACTGGCTGGGTGAGTGGTTCTTTGACGAGCTGACCTATGAAGAGCGTGGGGCCGATGGCAAATGGCGCAAGCCGGGTAAGGGGAATAACGAAGCGATGGACCTGTTTTGTTATATCCATGCCATTGCGTTTCTGCGCGGGTATGAACGCATTTCATGGGATAAGCCGCCAGCGTGGGCCGAGTCTCAAGAGATTAACCCGAATATTTTTAATGAAGACACGGCGCGGGAGGCTGTTGTAGTGACGACGAATAAAAAGAAATCCAAGCCACAGGACAAATCACCGGCAGCGCCGAGCTCGCTCTCGGGGTCAAGTTGGCTCAATGGTGGTGGCTCTGGTGGCGGGGGCTGGCTATGACGCGCGACGACATCAGAACCATGCTCGACAAGGTGCGACAAGCCTATGCCGATTCACTCGATGGCAAAGCCGTTTCGTTTACTGGCGTGAACGGACGCGCAGTCACCAACCACGATCCTGTTGCGATGCGTAACGAGCTCGAATATTGGGAGAAGCGCTATCGCGTCGCCTGTGGGCGTGGCAATGGCCCCAAATTGGCAAACTTTCTTTAGGAGTCGCCATGAACTGGATAGAAAAGGGCATCGCCGCACTATCGCCCGGGTGGGCGGCAGAACGCTCGAAAAGCCGCAACCTGATGAATGCCTATGAAGCGGCAAACCCTTCTCGTCTGCATAAGGCGAAGCGCTCGGGCGTATCAGCCGATAATGCCGTCTTTGCCGCTGGCGTGTCATTACGTGAGCAGGCGCGCTGGTTGGATGAAAACCACGACATTGTGATCGGTATTCTCGACAAGCTTGAGGAACGGGTGATCGGTGCTCGTGGGATTCAGGTGGAGCCGCAACCGCTGACACACGACGGCAAGCTGCATGAAGAATTTGCCTCTGAGCTGTCTCGATTATGGTCTGAATGGTCTATCCGCCCTGATGTGACGGGCATGTTTACCCGCGCAGAAATGGAGCGTCTATTACTGCGATCGGCATTGCGTGACGGTGAAGTTTTTAGCCAGCTGGTACGCGGTCCTGTTCCCGGCTTGAAGCATGCAACGCAGGTGCAACTGTCGATTGAAATGCTTGAGGCCGACTATGTGCCGATGTCGCTTAACAGTGTGGAGGGTACGCAGGTTCGCCAAGGGGTAGAGATTAATACGTGGGGGCGTCCCATTGCCTACAACGTGTATAAGTTTCACCCCGGCAACACGTTGCGTATGGCAACCCAGACTAAACGGGTACCGGCGGAGAACATGCTTCATCTTGCGATGCGCAAGCGTCTGCATCAGATCCGTGGTGTGAGTCTGCTCCACGGTGTTATTACGCGTCTAAGCGATATCAAAGATTATGAAGAATCCGAGCGTGTTGCGGCGCGTATTGCTGCGGCGCTGGGGTTCTATATCAAGCGAGGGGATGCGACGACCTATCAACAGGATGAGTTCGAAGATCCTGAAAACAAGTATCAGATGTTTGATATTGCGCCGGGCATGATTTTTGACGGACTTAAACCCGGTGAGGATTTGGGCATGGTGGAGTCCAACCGCCCGAACGTTCATCTTTATGAATTCCGCAACAGCCAGCTGCGCGCGGTGGCCGGTGGTACGCGTGGCAGCTACTCGAGCATTTCGCGGGATTATAACGGCAGCTATTCCAGCCAGCGCCAAGAGCTGGTGGAAGGGTTTGAAGGTTATAACGTGCTGCAAAACTGGTTTGTTGGGCAGCACAGTCGCCCGATATACCGCGCATGGATCGACATGCTCAAGCTATCCGGTATCAAAATCCCCCACGATGTTGACCCCTCATCACTTTATAACGCGCTCTATCTGGGGCCGGTAATGCCGTGGATTGACCCGGTGAAAGAGGCGCAGGCGTGGAAAGGTATTGTGCGCGGTGGCGCGGGAACTGAATCTGAATGGATACGTGCTCGCGGTCAATCGCCGCAAGAAATCAGGCGTCAGCGTCTACGTGAAATTGAATATAACCGCGAGCGGGGGCTGGTCTTTGACTCGGACGCCGCGAACGACTCAGGAGCCCAAACGAATGAACCTACCGATCCCGATGGGGACACTACTCAAACCACAGGCAAGCAACCCAACCAGCAGCGGAAATGAATGCTGGTACCAGATCAAGGCCGCGGCTAAAGCGACTGACCCCGTCGTGATTTATCTCTACGACATGATTGGTTATTGGGGGATCACCGCGCAGGCGTTTCTCAACGATTGCCGTGATGCGGGCGTGTTCGAAGCCTCAGCGATTGAGCTGCATATTCATAGTCCCGGCGGCGATGTGATGGACGGCTTTGCCATCTTTAACTCGTTCTCGCGGCTCACCGGCAAAATCGATATTTACGTCGATGGTGTTGCGGCGTCAATGGCGTCCGTCATTGTTTGCTTACCCGGTGCGACCGTTCACATGCCTGAAAACGCATGGATCATGATCCATAAGCCGTGGGGCGGCGTGATGGGTGATTCTGACGAAATTCGAGAATACGCCGAGTGGCTCGATCGTAATGAGTCACTCCTCTTATCCGCCTATGAACGTAAGACCGGCATGAGCCGAGATGAGATTGCCGCCATGCTCAAAGAGGAAACGTGGCTCGATGGTGCGATGGCAATAGAAAAAGGCTTTGCGGATGTTCTCGAAGCTTCCCTCGACGCTGCGGCGTCAATCAATACGAATAAAATGAAGGAGTTCCATAATATGCCTCAGCAAGTTACAGCTTTGATCACGCCGCGTGCCACTACATCGAATCCGGCGCCACAGTCACAGCCAGCGCCGTCTGCGGCACCAGTGATTGATGCACCTACGAGTTCAACCGTAGATATTAATGCGTTAGCTCATGCGATTGGTCAGCAAATGGCAACAGCGAATGCGGCGCGAGTGACCGCCGTAAATGCGGTGTTTGATGCGTTTCCTGCGTTTGCAGCACTAAAAGCAGAATGTGTTGGCGACCAAACCTGCAGCGCAGATGCAGCGCGTAATAAACTGTTGTCTGCGTTGGCTTCCGGTACCACGCCGTTGGCGGGGCAGAATGCACACATCTATGCAGGCAACGGTAATCTGATCGGGGATTCGGTTCGCGCTTCTATTATGGCGCGTGCCGGTTACGGTGAAGCGCAGGCCGATAACGCCTACGCCGGTTTTACCCTGCGTGAGTTGGCGCGTGCATCCCTTGCCGATCGTGGTATTGGTCTAGCAGGGGTGGCACCGATGGCGATGGTGGGTATGGCCTTCACGCATACCAGCTCTGACTTTGGCAATATCTTGATGGATGTGGCCTATAAAGCGGCGCTGCTGGGCTGGGATGAAGCCGAAGAAACCTTTGACCGTTGGACCCGCAAAGGCACCTTGACCGACTTTAAAGTGTCTAACCGTGTGGGGCTCAACTCGCTGGCGGCATTGCGTAAAGTGCGTGACGGTGCCGAATACAAATACATTACCGTCGGGGATAAAGGCGAACAAATTGCGCTGGCGACCTACGGTGATCTGTTCTCACTGACGCGTCAAACCATCATTAACGATGATATGGATATGCTGACCCGCATTCCTGCGGCGATGGGTAGCGCAGCACGCGCCACCGTGGGGGATTTGGTGTATGCGGTGCTCACGTCTAACGGCAAGCTCAGTGATGGTAAACCTCTGTTTAGTGCTGACCATAACAACTTAGTTAGCGCGGCAATGGATATCGATGGACTCGATACGGCACGTAAAGCGATGCGTCTGCAAAAATCCGGTGAGCGTGCGCTCAACATTCGCCCCGCCTATGTGCTGACGCCGGTAGCTTTGGAGTCTCGCGCTAATCAGTTGATTAAATCGGCGAGCGTGCCAGGGGCTGATGCTAACAGCGGTATCAATAACCCAATCCAGAACTTTGCCGAAGTGATTGCCGAACCACGTTTAGATCTTAAGAACGAAAAAGAGTTCTATCTGACGGCAGCGCAGGGGCGCGACACCATCGAGGTGGCGTATCTGGATGGCGTTGATGCGCCATACATTGAACAGCAGAACGGCTTCACCATTGATGGCGCGGCCTTTAAGGTGCGCATCGATGCGGGGGTCGCCGCGCTCGATCATCGTGGGCTGGTCAAGTCTACCGGCAGCAAATAAACCGTCTTAGTCAGGCGGTTTTTTTATCTCTACGGGTGGCTGAGGTCGCCCGTTTTCATGAGTACGGGAGTAAGACAATGGCGAAGAATTATTATCAAGACGGCACCACGATGGATTGGACAAACGGCACAGGCAAGGCGGTGCTATCAGGTCAGGCGGTGATTGTAGGCAGTGTGGTGGGGGTGGCTTTAGGAAATATCCCCGTGGATGGGGAAGGCGTATTGAAAATGACCGGCGTCTTTGTGTTGCCGAAAGTGGCAGACGAAACGTGGCCACGCGGTGCGGCGCTGTATATGACGCCGGAGGGCTTGCTGACGGCTAAGGCTGATGATGGCGCCAATCCTGCGGTGGCGCATGCGCGTGCGGGAACGGCATGGATCACCAACAACGCTGGGGATGAGGAGTCCCGCGTGCGGCTGGGCTTCTAATGAGCCGATTTACTGAGCGGCTACAGCGTGCCGACAAGGTGGTGGATCGTACCTTTGCGGAAGATGTGCCTGTGGTATTGATGGTGGGGGCGGAACGTCGCCCCATTACCGCCATCTTTGAAAAGCCTGATGCTTCTGTGGAAGTTCATGGCGGCGGTGAAATCCGCGATGTTGCTCCTGCTCTCAGTGCGTATACGGCGGATATTCAGGGATTGGCCAAGCGTCATGCGGTCACGGTCGGTACCGAACATTACTGGGTGACGCATATCGGTGCCGATGAAATGGGGCGTACACGTATCACCTTAGCGGTCGGGGAACCGGGCAAGCCGGTGGAAGATATCACACAGTGGAGTCGATGAGATGGCAAGAGACAGTCGGTTACGTCGTGACATGCTGGTGGATATCGATACCGGTGCACTCTGGAAAATTGCCGATGCAGCGGGTGCCACGCACAAGCAGTACCGCAATGCTTATTCGCGTGCGTTGAAACGTACCGCGGTGACATTGCGTAAACAAGCGTTGGCCGATTTAAAAACCGGTTTGGCGCCCCGAAGTTTGGCGATGGTGCGTAAACGTCTGCTCTCTTTTCGTATTTCTCGCGGCGCAATGCTTGATGAGGCCAAGCTCTGGTTTGGGTTAAACACCATCAAAGTGAAAGATCTGAAAGGCCGCGTTCGCGGGCGTATTCGTCCCCATCATGACCGCCGCGATCCGACGACGGGCCGCTATATTGCTGGGCGGCGTAAATCTATCGGCGAGGCGGGGTTTGACCCGAAAGGCTCGATGTTGCAGGCCCAAAACTTTACCAACGGGGAGGTTGCTCGTTCGCGGCGTGAAAATCGGCGCACCGTGGTTATCCGTGATCCGGTGACGCGGCGAGCAAAAGAGGCTGAAATCGACATTTATGCCCCGATGCTAGATTACGTGGAAGATAACGCCTTTGCCGATGTGATGGCGATTTTTATGCACCACTTCCAATCCGACATTAAAGGCCGCGTGAAGGCCAAAATCAGTCTATAGGAGGTGCAATGGCTGAGCCCTTATCGATGGCCGCTTATCATGACGCCGTGATTGGGACCTTAAAAGCCCTGCCGTGGGTGGCGGATGCCGATACCTATCCCGAGAACACCACGCAGTTGGTGACCCCCGCTGTTTACCTTTCCGTGGATGGCTGGGACCCCAAGATTAATACCAGTGGGCAACCAAGCGTATCGCTTTCGGTATCGCTGTATATCGTGGTCGATCGTGCCAGTGCCACCATCACCAAACCGGATATTTACATACGTACCGCGGCGGCTGATGTAACTCAGTGGATTGACGGCCAGCAGTTTGGTTTGCCGTATATCGATGGCGCGGTGTTTGTCTCCGCGGAGCCTGATGCGTTCGATCCGGCTATGGATGAGTATCTTGTGTGGCGTATCACCTTTGAGCAGGGCGCCGCTTTTGGTGCAGATCCGTTTGCGCGCAGCGGTGTACCGGTGAAAGGGGTATGGCTGGGCAAAGTGCCAGAAGTTGGCGCCGCGCACGTAGCCGATTATCGCAAAATCTATGAGGCGCCCGATGAGTGATATGGAAGGTGATCTGCAGCGCCGTCTTGCCAATATCGTGCGGCGTGGTGTGATTCATTCTACACAGCACGGCAAGATCCCTAAATGCCGCGTCTCAATTGGTGAGCTTGTTACCGATTGGCTACCGCTGTGTCAGGGATTCTCTGGGGGCTTTCGCTCTGATGTGAACCCGTGTGCGGTGGGGGATGCGGTGACGGTCCTGTCTGAAGGGGGCGACCTGAACAACGGTCGAGTGTTTCCGGGCTGGGCCACCGGTGGTGCACCGGTTCCCGAGGGCAGCGAGTCGGAGCATATTACGGTCTACGGTGACGGGACCGAAGTGCGTTATGACCGCGAAGCCCATGCGCTGACCATTACGATTGCCGAAGGAGGTACCTATAAAATTGTCGGCAAAGGGACGCTCGATGGGCCGGTGGAAATCACCGACACGCTGACGGTGCAGGGCGTAACCACGATTAATGCGAATACTACGGTTAAAGGCAATATCGGTGCCACCGGAGAGATCTCGGATGGCAAAGGAAAAATGAGTGGTATCCGCCTGACCTATAACGGCCATACGCACACGGAAACCGACAGCGTTACGAAAGAACCCAACCAGAAAATGTAACCCGCTCCGGCGGGTTTTTTTATGTCAGGAGAAACTATGTCAGAACTTCATGGCGTTGAAACCATAGAACTAACGTCGGGGACGGTGGCGGTGACCACTATCCAGACTGCCGTGATCGGCCTTGTCGGAACGGCCCCAGATGCCTCGGCGGGTACCAACGCCACCGCGACGGTCGGTACCGCGTTGCTCGATAACGTGTTGTCATTTGCAGCAAGCCTGCCGGGGTGCTTAGGTAATCAATATAAGGTGGTGGCAGTTGCCGCCGTTCCCGATCCTGAAACGCCCGAAGCGGTGGCCTCATCAGCGGAATATAACGCCGGTGTACTGACGTTGACGCTCGGCTGTGATGCCGGTGGCGTCGTGACGGCAAAAGCCAGTGAACTGGCCCCACTGGTTGCCGCGATTGCGGACAGCAAAATCACGCTGGCGGCTACCGAAGCTGAGGGCCTTGTAAGCCCGTTCAGTATCGCGCTCACCGGTGGTGAAGATGAGCCCTTCCCGCTCAATTCGCCAGTGGCGATGGTGGGAACAGCGCAGTTGAGCAAGCTCGGTGCTGCCGGGACGCTTAAGCAAGCTATCACCGATATTAACGATCAGCGTGCGGCGCTTATTATCGTGGTGCGCGTGCCGGTGGTCACGGAGGAAGCCAAACAGCGCGCCGCCGTGCTTGCCGGTATGCAGGCGTGGGCGCAAAGCGAATCGATCACCGGCTATAAACCGCGGGTGCTGATTGCCACCGGATTTAGTGAAGATGATGCCGTGGGCAAAGGCATAGAGTCGCAGGCCAACAAGCTGCGGGGCGTGGCCTATGTGGACTGTGCATCGATGGCGACCGCGCAGGAGGTGGTACAGCGTCGCCAGCAATACGGCGCGCGCGTCGAGCTGTTACGTCCGCGAGTGCTGGTGACTAATGCTGCTGGCGAAAACGTTTATATGCCGTATTCGGCACGCGCAGCGGGTCTGCGTGCGCGTATCGACGTAGAGAAGGGCTGGTGGTGGAGTAAATCCAATCAGGATATTAACAACATCCTCGGCGTGGAGCAGGTTGACGAGTTTATTTTGGGTGAGCCGAACTGTCAGGCCAACCTGCTGAACATGGAAAATATCAGCACCATTGTTCGCCGTGACGGGTTTAAGCACTGGGGCAACCGTCTGTGTACGACCGATCCGCAGTGGCGTTTTGAATCGGTACGCCGCTCGGCGGATGTTATCGAAGACAGCATTCAGGAAACGGTGTTGTTGTATAACGACCGACCGCTCGATCGCGATATTGCCGACGATATTATCGGCACCATCAATGCCTATATGCGCCAGCTTGTTGGGCTAAAAGCGATTTTCGGGGGCAAAGCATGGCTTGACGAAGAGCTTAACACCGCCGAGTCACTAGCGGCAGGTCAGCTGTATATCAATTACGACTTTGGACCGAAGTCGCCAACCGAGCGCATTACCCTGCGCGTTCGCGTCAATAATGATTATGCCGTTGAGGAGATGACCGCCTAATGGGAAACAAAAGCACAATGCGTGCCTGGTCTTTTTTTGCCAAAGGCCAGCGCATTCAAGGGGCACACGAATACACGCCGCCGGAGCTGAGTATTCAGGTCGCCAATTTACGTAGCGGTGCCCAAGACGCCCCGACGCCGGTCGATGATGGGATGGAGGCGTTGACCTGTCAGGTGAAGTTCTGGGGGATTGATACCGACGTACTGGCATTGCTGGGCTGTGTGGTAGGGCAAAAGCCACGCTTTACGGCCTATGAAGGTTACATGAGCAACGGTACTGCGCTCGGCACGATTGAAGAGTTTGAAGGCTTTGTGTCCAAAGTGACACGCGATGCTCGCTCGGGCGAATCCTTATCCGAAGTGTCAGTGACGGTCGATATTGCGCTCAATTACTACAAGCAGACGCTAGAAGGGCGCGAGCTTGTCGAGATTGATACCGAGCGCTTTAAAAGACGCATCAACGGTGTCGATCAGTTGGGTGGACTGGCGGCAAAAATCCGCCTCTAATCTCAATCATTATTCTTATCCAGACGGCCTGCGGGCCGTTTTTTATTGGAGCCTATTATGTACCCAGCCAATTCAAAAACGATCACCTTATATACCCCGTTAACCCTTGCCAATGGCTCTCAGCTGACCGAGGTAGCGATGCGCGAGCCCACGGTGCGCGACCGTATCACCCGAGAAAAAGACCGTGGCAGTGAGGGGGAAAAAGATGCGCGCATGTTGGCGCTGCTGTGTGACATGAACGAGCAGGACGTGTACGCGCTAACGGCAGCGGATTACCTGCAGCTCGAGGAGGCATTCAACGTTTTTATGCTCCCGCCCGACAAGCGCCCGAAAGTGAAATCCGCCAAGGCATAAGGTTTTTAGGGCGTCGCTTGCACTTTACGATGAGTGACTACCTCGATATGCCGTTTAGCACGTTTAAGGATTTTCTCTTTGATGAAGTGGAGGCGGTAAAACGTGGCCTTAAACCAAAACCTTAAAGCCGTCATCACCTTTGGCGGCAATCTTGATGCCAGTTGGAACCGCTCCACGCAGGGGATCAACAAAGGCATTAAAGATGTTGAAAAGCAAACCCAGAAGCTGACCAAGCAACAACAGACGCTGGCGAGTGAAATCAAAAAGAGCAAGCTTGCTGGGAAGGATATCAGCGCGCTTAAACGTGACTATACCGGTGTCACGAAAGAGATTAAGAAAGCCAGCGCGGCGCAAGAGGCTCTGAATCGTGATCTGAAACGCGCCGAACAATTTAAACGCGTCCAAGGGTTAGGCAAAGGGGCGTTTGCTAAAGCGGGTAATATCGCCGCGTCCATGTTTCCCGGTGGTTTGGCGCTGGGTGGCGGCGGGCTGATTGCCGGGGCGTTGGGATCACTGATTGCGCCTGCTGCCCGTAATGCGCAAACCGCCGAAAAAGCGGGGATAGCAAAGAGTTATGGCGTGGGGGTGGAAACCTTTAACGCATGGGACTCGGTGGGCAAGCAATACGGCATGAACGGCGAGAACTTTGGCGATCTGTTTGAAGAGTATCTGCATAAAGCCGGGGAGTACAAACAGAACGGCAAGCAGGGTGGATTGCAGGATGCGTTTGAAACGCTGGGATTTAAAGCCGGTGATCTTGCTGGTCTGAGTGATATAGACCAGTTCAGCAAAATTGTAGAGCGGGCGCTGACCTTAAAAGATCAGTCCAAGGCGTCGTTTGCCCTCGATAGTCTGTTTGGGGGGGAGGCGAGCAAAATGCTGATGCTGCTCAAGCAATCCGGCAAAAGCTATCGCGATTTGATGGACGAACAGAAACGCTATCAGCTGGTCACGGAAGAAGGTGCGCGGGGTGCGGTGGAAGGCAATCGCGCGGTGAGTAACCTGCAGACGGTACTCTCTTCTGCGATGGATGAAATCTCGGGGCAACTCGGCGGACAGCTTTCTCCGCAGATAAAAGACCTCACCAATAATTTAGCGGAGTGGTTTAAAAACGGCGGGATTAGCAAGATAGTCAACTTTATGAAGAACGAGCTTTACCCCGGCGTGCTGACGTTTGGGAACGGCGTGGTCTTCGTGGGCAAGATTATTTATGCCGCGGCGAAAAAACTGTCATGGATGTTGCCGGACGAAAACGAGTCCAAAACCGATGTGCTCACGGCGATCGGTTCGGGTATGCCGATGGAGGTGGCAAAAATCAAAGCCGAGGGGGACGGCTTAGGGGAGTGGTTTGCGCAAAATGTAAATAAACCCGGCATGGAAAAATCATTGCGTGATCAGTGGTCGGGCTCACAGTCCAAACTCGGCGCTATCCCGTTGTTCTGGGATAAAGATCAGGAGGGAAAAGAGCGCCAGCAACTGCTTGAAAGTGTGGACGGTAAAAGCAATGACGGCCCGTTCTCGTTGGATTGGGCCGCAGAGATGAGCAAAAACACGCCGAAGAGCGACCCAAGTACGGGCACAACACCGCCGGAAAAAGGATTGGGCTTAACCTTTCCTTCGCCTGATGTTGGGCGCGGAACGCCTCTGCCTGAACAGACTCAGGGCTTGCAGTTCTCATTGCCTCAAGACGCACTCTCCGATCTGGCTAATAGCTTGCAGTTGTCATTGCCTCAAACAACATTGCTCGATATGGCGCCACGCACGCCTGATACTCCGTTGTTGCCTCGAGAGCCACAGAGCCACAGCAATGATAAAGCCGAACCTTCTGGCCCCCTTGATCCTGAGTCTGCCTCATCGTGGCCAACACTCATTCAGCAGATTGAGCGTGTGGACACCGATCAGAAACCCACCGCGATAACGGACAGCCGTCGGCAGGAGCTCAAGATTGAAATCAATGTGAGCAACGAGCAGGAAGGTTCAGCTATTGCTGATGAGGTGATCAACAAAGCGCAAGCGACCGATATTTTTAACGGTAATAACGCGATGTACGACAAAGGGGGGCTGTGGTGATGAGTGGTTTTTCAGTGTTAGCGGCGGTTGAACAAAGTGCCTCATCGGTTCAACGTGCGTCCGCTGCCAGCGATCCGCCACGGGTGATGCTGATACTGGGCGGCTTCGAGTTCTCTATCGATGCGTTGACCTACAACGAACTTTCGCGTGAAGCCAGCTGGCGCTGGAGTGCGCAAGAGCGTATCGGGCAGGCGGATTTATTGCAGTTTACCGGCAAAGAGCGACGAACGGTCACGCTTCAAGGTGAGGCCCATGCTTTTTACCGCAAGGGGGTGGGCGCCATTGATGATTTATACGACTTGGCGGATAAGGCTACCCCGCAGCAACTGGTGAGCGGAGCGGGTGATGTGCTGGGCTATTGGGTGATTGAGAAATTTAACGACAGCACCACTAAGTTTCTCCCCGCTGGCACGCCGCGCCACAAAACCTTCTCAATAGGGATACGACATTATGCCGACGATCTATCAAACCTGTGAGGGGGACATGCTGGACGCGATTTGCGCCGCGCATTATGGCTGGCCTGATTTAGGGGATGCGGTAGTGCTGGTGCTGGGCGCGAATCCGGGTCTTGCTGACCTTGGCGCTGTTTATGGCGCCGGTGTGATGATAACGCTGCCGGATCTCGATATGCCGGTAGCGGATTCCAACCTTCAGCTGTGGGATTAATCGATGAACGGTGTGGAAGAATACCGGCCTGAGTTCAGCGTGACCGCCGAGGGTAAAGAAATCTCTAAAGCGTTACGCCAATGCCTGCAAGAACTGACGCTTACCGACAACGGCGGGGCCACAGGCAAAGCCGATGAGCTACAAATCACGCTGATATCAGAAACCTTACCGTTGCCCAGCAATGGGGCGCGGTTACAGTTGGGACTGGGATTTAACGGCAATCTGGTGGACAAGGGCTGGTTTGTGGTCAGCGGTGTCTCGAGCAGTGGTCCACCGCGTAAAGTGGTGATCTATGCCACGGCAGCACCGATGAATGCCCAGAAGCAAAGCGGGAACGTGCAAAGCCACAAAACGCGCAGCTGGGATAATTTGACGCTGGGCGACATTGTGAAAACGGTGGCCACCGACAATGGTCTGATCCCGAAAGTCGCTGATAAGCTGGCGGCAATTGCGGTACCGCATCTGGATCAGGTGTCGGAGTCTGATGCCAATCTCTTGACGCGACTGGCTCGGAGTCATAACGCCGTCAGTAAAGCCAGTGGGGGATATTGGCTGTTCTTGGAGCAGGGTGCTGCGTTGACGGCTAGCGGCAAGGCGCTTGCTGATGTCACTCTTATCCCTAACGAGGTGTCAAACTGGACATACACCGAGGGGCAGCGCGGTTCGACCACTGGAAAGCCGTCGTCCGGTGGAAAAGAGAAGAAGGGCAAGATTGGGGTCAACTACTACGATGAGAATACCGGGCAGACCAAAGTGGCGCAGACCGAGCATGATGGCCCCGATCTCGAAAACCCCTATACCCAATCGCATAAAGCGCAGGCAGACCAGCAGGCTAAAGCTAAAAAGACGCAGGCCAAACGCAACGAGCGGCGGATGAATATCACCGCGCCCTGCCGTCCTCAACACTTACCGTTGACCGCCGAGGCGCGCGTGACTACGCAAGGGTTTGGTCAGCGTGAGGATCGCTCATGGTTGATTGAGTCGATGGTCTATAGCCTAACCAGTGAGGGACTCTCGGTGGCATTTAATTTAGCGACGGATATCAAACCCAAGGCGACAAGCGGTAAGAAAAATAAAGAGAAGAAGGATAAAACCGGCCCCGAATATTTCGGCAAGCAGAAACACTAGACCCGCTCCGGCGGGTTTTTTTATGGAGGTGATATGCAGGGTGTAAACGCTCAGACGGGCAAACGACTGGCGGGGAATGCGCATCTACGCCAATCCATTATCGACATTCTCAGTACGCCTAAAAATAGTCGTGTGCTTGTGCGTGATTATGGCAGTGATTTACCTGACCTGATTGATAACCCGCAGGACGAAAGCAGGCGGGTGCGTATTGTGGGGGCGACGGCCTCCGCGTTGGCTCGTTGGGAACCGCGATTAACCGTCAAGCGCGTACAGGTGGTGCGTGATGGCGATGGCGTCTTTGACCTGACCATCGAGGGCATTAACAAAGAGACCGGTCAGCCGGTCACGCTTGAAGGGATAACCATTTATGGCAACAAGTCCTAACCTTATCGATCTCTCCGCAATCCCAGTACCGGATGCCATTCTTGTCCCTGATGCGACGACTATTTTTAACAGTTGGCTCGAGAAGCTCCGCGATCTGGATACGGTGTATGACGCGCTGGTGGAGTCTGATCCGGTCTACAAGCAGGGCGAAGCCAATGCGTATCAAACCGTCTTGTTATTGCAGCGTATCAATGACGCGGTGCGTGGCGTGTTGTTGGCCAGTGCGCTGGGTGCGGATTTGGATCAGATTGGCGCCGGATTTAACGTGGCGAGGCAGGTAATAACCCCCGCACAGCCCGAGGCCATCCCGCCGGTTGACGCGAAGATGGAGGATGACGAGGCGTATCGGGGACGCATCCAGTTGTCATGGTCACAGCTCAGCACCGCCGGTGCGCGTAACGCTTACCGGTTTTACGCCAAATCCGCCGATCCCGATGTGTTAGATGCGGAAGCCTATGGACCCCAGACCCACAGCCGTCCCGGCGAGGTGGATGTGTATGTGTTGTCTCGAACGGAAAGCGGTACCGCGCCCCAAGCGCTACTCGATGCCGTCAGTCACGCATTAAATGAAGATGAAGTGCGACCGTTAACGGATTACGTGACGGTGCAAAGCGCGGTCCTGAGTGAATACACCGTGGTGGCTACGCTGGATATTCCCGACGGCCCCGACGCGCAGACGGTGTTGGAGAGCGCGAAAACAGCACTCGAAGCCTATGTGGCGCAGGTGCATCGCATTGGCGGTGTAGCACCGCTTTCCGGTATTTACCGCGCTCTGCATCAGCCGGGCGTGACCCGTGTTCATTTAGCACAGCCCACCGCGGATATCGAAGCCAAAACGGGGGCCGCGCCGTATTGCAGCACGGTCACGTTGACCTTATTGGAGGCGGATGATGTTTAAGTCGTTACTCCCGCCTAATGCTAAGTCCGAAGAGCGCGCGCTCGAACAGGCCAACGGCGAACAAATTCTTGCGCTGCCGGTTCCCATTCGTCATGTCAAAGATCCCGCGACCTGTCCGGCACATTTGCTGCCATGGTTGGCATGGGAATATGCGGTGGATTACTGGAACCCGGATTGGGACGAGGCACAAAAGCGGCAGGTTATTGCGGACGCGGCCTATGTTCACCAGCACAGAGGAACGGCAGGTGCAGTGCGGCGATCGCTAAGCGCGGTGGGCCTACCCACTACCGTGGTGGAATGGTGGCAAGACCAACCCCAGCAAGACCCGTACACCTTTCGTATTGAGGTCTACAGCACGCAGGGGGTTACTGAAGCCTTGTACGCGCAGATCCGTAACCTCACCGATCGCGCAAAGAACCTCCGTAGTTATCTGAGCAAGATTGATGTGATCACTGACGTGGGAACTGAGGGCGCGTTTTACATTTCAGGCGCGGCGACTGCGCACATTGATATTGACATATTTGCAGGGGAGCCCAATGGCTAACTTTTACAGCATTATCACGAACCGCGGCAAAGAGCTCGAAGCCGAAGCGCTGGCGAGCGGGACTAAAATCACGTTGGTGAAATTTGTCGTCGGTGATGGCAATGGGCAGGCCACGCCGCCAAAGCCAACGCAAACCAAACTGGTGAATGAGAAATACCGTGGCGATATTGGGGATCTCAGTGTTTCTCCCGATCAATCGACCCAAATGATGGCAAAAATAGTCCTCCCGACCGATGTGGGCGGCTTTACCGTGCGTGAAATCGGAATACTGACGGATGCCGGTGAGCTGTATGCCGTGGCTAACTGTGCCGCGATTGAAAAGCCGGTGGGCGGTGTCAGCGTCAATATGCAGTTTCGTTTGGCAGTGTCAGATACGGCCAATATCACATTAAATATCGCGACGGGTGACGGACTGTTTTTGCGCATCGATCAGGATTTATCGGAAATCCGCGGACGCGGTGCACAGGCACAAAAGACAGCGCGCGAATCACTGGCGGTTGTGGATGCGTCAACAAAGCAAAAAGGGTTAGTTCAACTAAACAGTGCCACCAATAGCACCAGTGAAACACAGGCGGCAACACCGGCAGCGTTAAAGGCAGTCAAGGATGATAGCTTAGCTAAAGACCAGAATGGCGCAGATATTCCCAATAAACCGGCGTTTATCGAAAACCTAGGTTTAAACGATACCGTCAATAAGGCAGCAAACGCGCTACCTATTATTAAAAAAGTGCTTAGCGTGGATTTAAATACGCTCGGTGGCTATGAGCATGCGGGGATTTATCGTCAAGACGCTGATGTTAACGCGCTAGCCGGTATGCACTATCCCATCCAATTATCGGGTACGTTATCCGTGACGCCGTCTGCCTATGGGTGTCAGCAGGAATACACGACCTATTCAGCATCACGAAAGTTTCTACGTAGTTTATCCAGCGTGTGGAACGGAAGTGGTCCGTGGACTCCGTGGGTTGAGGTGTATTCGGAAAGCCATAAACCCTCGGCGCATGACGTTGGATCTATTTCGACAGCACGACAAATGCTATCCAACGGTATCAATCAGGATGGTGTCGCAAGCAATAATTTAAATAACGTGACGCCTAACTCTACCGCCTTTATTTACTCTGATACGTTGAATAATACGTCAGGTAGAAACCTTGTTTTATTCGACTATATGAATCAGCAGTTTGACCGATATCGCGTTCAACTTGGTTTTTGTTATGACTCCGGTGGTGGCGTTTTTGGCAGAACCAAAAATGGCGATAGCGCAAACTGGAACGGTATGTTTGAGTTTTATACAACCGCAAATCCGCCACCAAATAGTTTTCCTGTGGGTGCACCTATTCCGTGGCCATCGAATACCCTCCCTGCCGGTGGCTACGCTTTTATGGTCGGGCAAGCATTTGATAAAAAAGCTTATCCATTACTAGCTAGTGCCTATCCATCTGGTGTTATCCCTGACATGCGTGGACAAACAATCAAGGGGGTTGCGCTTGGTCGTGAGCTACTGTCCTATGAGGCTGATGGCATTAAATATCATGATCATAGTGCTAGTGCATCGAACACAGACCTAGGTGCTAAAAGTACTAGTGATTTTGATTACGGCACAAAAACAGCAAGCACGTTTGATTACGGAACCAAAACTACGTCGAGTGATGGAGATCATAACCACACGAATATTCCTCTTTACGGTCATGGTGGTGGTGGGAACTATGACACTTTCGCGTGTGGTGATTCTGCTACCACTAACTTAGGAAAGCGTGGAACAACAACGAATGCGGGAACACATGCGCATACCGTTGGCATTGGTGCACATAATCATACCGTGTGGGTTGGTGCACATAATCATACTGTGTGGATCGGTGCTCATAGTCACGCAGTGACGGTAAACGCTACAGGTAACGCTGAAAACACCGTCAAAAATATCGCCTACAATTACATTGTGAGACTTGCATAATGGCCGCTATCAAATTTTCGAATAAAGATCAGATATTAACAGTTTATAACCTATCTTCTAATACCAGCGAGCTGATTGGCATGGGAGACTGTTTTGTGCCAGCCAATACCGGCTTACCGGCTTACTGCACCAATATAAAGCCACCGAGAGAAAAGGCAGGGTTTGCATTGGTGTTTGATGACGATGCCGGTACGTGGCAATACATTTCCGACCATCGTGGAAAAACTTGCTGGAATACACAAAATCGCCAAATGCAGATAGTTGATACACTTGGCGATCTACCAAATGATACAACTGATAAAGCTCCGAATAGTGACTTTGACAAATGGAATGGCACCGAATGGGTGAAGGATGAACAAGCTGAAAGAGTTTTTCAAATCGAAGCCGCTAAGCATGAAATCAAAGAACGGGTGAGCTTTGCGACAAATAATATTAATACGTTACAAGATGCAGTTGATTTGGGTATGGCAACGGATTATGAGGTTGATAGTTTGAAATCTTGGCGCCAGTATCGTGTTTTGCTAAGCCGCGTTGATATGTCAGCGGCTCCAGACGTTGATTGGCCAGAACAGCCATAATGATACTAATAGCGGGATGTATATCCCGCAGTTTACTGGTAGGTCTTTTTTTCGATATATACGGTGTCTGATTGGATGTTCTTATTCACGAATACCATTGAACCAATGATTACATTATCGCCGATGGTGAGATTATCACCGATAATGCAAGTATTCGCCCCAATTTGAACATTATCGCCAATTAATATACGACCACTGGTATTGTTCACTGTTGTTTTTACGCCAATTGTTACGCATTGTCTAATAACCATATTATTCCCGATTTTCGCTTTGTCCGATATCACAATTCCGGTAAAGTGTTGAATAAATGGATTAAAACCAATCGATGCCCCCAGCATAACTTCAATGTTATAGTCCGCCATTAATTTTCGTTGAATTCTTCTTGCTGCCTTTCTTCCCTTTGCTGCAGGGCTTGTAAACATGAAGTTTGCAAGTCTCCACCAGAACCAAAATGTAGTATTCAGGTCATTATTATCTTTTGCTTTTTTATAATAACGATAGACCTGATACCATGAAAAATTTTGATTATTAATTAGCTCAACCTTCCAAAATGCGATTAGGCTCACGGTATTATTTGAAAACAGGAATTTTATTATTTTAAAATATGGCATCAGTAAAATAGCTCAACAAAAATGGGTCATTAGTCTACCACACGAAAATTCTCATATAAATTATATGGATGCTTTACTTTGAATTAATATTTGATAATGGTCTGAAAAAATAACTACGTAATTAGGATAATGACAACCTAGCAAAATGTTTCAGTAAAAAAGTAGAAGATAGCAAGGATTAAAGGAGGCGTAGGGAACGGAACAAGAACAAATCACAGAAGAGTCATTAGGTATGCACCAGTCCGTATGCAAGACTCTGGCGCAGTGATAACACTAGCGGATAGCTAATGCGTTTAAGTGGTTCAAATATTTAATTCCTACGTAATCAGAATCTTCCAGCATTTTCCGTCTAGCCCCCTTCACAGCGACCTACGCAGCAAATATACTGTATGTATGAACAGTATATTTTAGGTGACATATGGGTTTTCCATCCCCTGCAGCAGACTATAGCGACAAACCAATCAGTCTCGATGAACTATGCATTAAAACACCGCATGCAACATACTTCATGAAGTGTCCAGACTATTGCCCGAGTGCTGGAGTGTTGAAAGATGCGCTACTGGTAATCGACAGCTCAAAGCGGCCGGTTCACGGAAGCATCGTTGTTGCCGCACTGTGTGGACAATTCGTTTTGCGTAGATTATTGACTATGCCTGTGCCTTGTTTAGCTAAGCTGGAAAATTATGATGATGTTACGTTTGCAGATGAAGAAACAGGATTCGAAATTTTCGGAGTGGTGACACATGTGGTCAATGATATGACTATGAGCGAGTTCGACGACAGCCCTTGCATGTAA